TTGCCAGTTAACGCTGTTCCCAACGCTGCTGCAATGATTTCATCATCCATCGCACGACCCATAGCAGCTGCTGCTGCACGGCCATACGAGCTTGTCGGATCTATCAATAGCCTTACACGATCCTGATCGTCGATCAGGTCAGCATATTCATAGTCTGACATTGTCACCATGCGTCTGGTGTGTGGTGTCTCGACCATTGGGGTATCGCTGTGGCGCGATGTTCTTTTAACAGCGGCTGCTGATCCCACTTGATCGAAGAAAGCCTTTTCGCCATTTACAGATTCTACATCTACTGCATCTCGCAGCAAAGAACCCATCTGCTGTGAAAGCATTTGGACATTTGCAGAAAACTGATTGACAAAGGCTGTAGTGATTTGAGTAGACATGTGTCTCTCCTTCTACAGGTTAAGTTTTCAGATTGCTGCGCGCGGTTATCTCAAATGAGGCCGTGCTGACTGGTTAGCCAGTTACTCTACTTGACGCACAAGTTTGATGGCGTGGGGCTTTCGCTTATCCACTAGCAAGTTCAAATAGTTTTTGAACTTCCAAGACAGCCTCATCATGGTTTGGATGAAACTTATCCGTATATGCACCCTCTGTCATTTTTTGCTTTGCCAAAGACATAGCTTCAGCTGGTGTCATAACTAATTGTGTGCCTTCACCGACAAGGCTATCTTCACCTATGTCCGATGCTATAGCGGCAAACATTCTTATAATATCTGGATGATCTCCAAGTCTGCGACCATCTGATAAATATACGTCTTCTAAAACATTTGGATCGATGTAGCGTTCTGCTGCTGCCATAGCCATGCTTACTTTTTGCTCTGTGGCCTGGCCGAACTCTTTTTGCAATTCCATTTCGGTTTGTGAGTTTATATATTCTATATTTTGAGCAGACTTTTCATCAACCTCGGTAAATGTATTTTCTAAATACTCTGCCATTTTTTGTGCCTGGCGTCCGTTAAGACCAGCACCATGCGCTGCGTCTTTAAATTTATTCCAGGCATCTTCGTCAGTATCTTCAATATTTATCTTTATATCGTAATCGGCTGATGTTTCTGGCCGACCCGTATCCATATAAAATTGTTCGTATTGATCATCTGTCCAGCTGCTTTGTGGTTTAACCACGGTGTCAGCACCGATCATTGATCTGGCGTGGACATATGATTTTGCCAAAGCATTTGCATCGGTAAAGTTTTTCAGACTTGGATTACTCCTTAAATTCTCATCCAGGCCATCGAGAAAGCTTACGGGTGCTTCTGTTGCGACTGCTGCGACTTCTTGAGATCCAGTATCTTGGGTTGCCTCTTCGCTCATTGTTTTGGTTCCTTCTTGTCGGACAACATCCTGACGATCAGCAACACTGTTGCGCGTTGTCCTTCGTTAAATGCAGATTCATATGGATCGCCAGAAAAGGTGGTTGTCTCAAATCCAAACCTGGTTTTGAGGTCATCTAAAACTTGCTCACCGTCCTCTGTATTAAACGTGCGGCGGTACGCTAATTTAAGGTCTTCTAATTTCTTCATGTTATTGCGCTACAGCTTTTACCATTGGCGCAAGTTTATTGGTTACGTCTGCTTCCATCATAATGTCTTGCTGTTGCGCCTGGAGTTCAGCGGCTTGTGCTTGCTGATCTCGTATCTCGGCAACTTCATCTGGGCTACGAATAACACGCGCTGGTATGCCCGTGACTTCAACCAGGTACTGTACAAGCTTGTCTGTGTCTAAGTAGTCCATGACGGGCGCAATCTCTGCGACTTGCATCATCACCTCGAAGCCACGCAGCATTGACTGTAGATCCGTTAGTTTCTGCGCCTTGGCCATTGGGCTGACGTATTCGATCTCAATGTCCTGGCCTTGCAGCTCTTCGGGTGGGGCTGGCAACATCTTTGCTTCCAGCAGCAAACTAAAGCTACGCTCGATCAACGGCTGTAGCAGCTCACTCTGGAGTCTACCAAGCACGGGCGCGAGGATCCGCATTTTTTCTTCGTTGCGTTGCAAAACCTCTGTGGCGGTCATAGTTGCGCCTGGTGACATCATTAGCTGGTCAACATAGAAAGCCTTATTGATGGCGTTGCGTCTTTCGTTTTCCATTGCCAACCCTAGAGGGTTGTTTGCACCGATCTGAAGCGGTTCCAGACGATCTCTTGTGCCAGATCTATAGAAGTTTATTGCCCCTGGTGTGGTTCGAACAGGTAAGACAAACCCATCATCGGGCGCCATCATTGGTGGATCGATCTGCTTTTGTGCTGCCCTGATTGTCACCTCAGACATTTTGTTGAGCATCTTAACATCAGGCAGTGCGTTCATTGATGGTGATCGTCCGTATGTACTTACGCTATCTTTTACAAATCGCGGAACCATAAACGGAAAACTATCAAAGCCACCTTCACTTAGGAGTTGGAGGGTTTCGGCATGATAATATACCGATGCCACGGCTTTTTGTTTCCCAACACCGCCCTTGCTTTCCCCTCTAGGATAAACAGCATGAATAATGTTGTGTTTTTTGTACGGATCGTTTTCAAAGTCTTTCTTTGCAATATCGGGTAGTGCGTCCTCACCAAAGCGTTGTTGCATTGCCCTGGCGGTCATTTGGAATTTTCGATAGACCGTATCGACCTCGCCCTGGGCGTTTTCGCTTATACAGATCTCTGCAATGTGCCTGGTGTTAAATCGTAACCCGTTTTCATCTTTATCAACAAACAATGCCGCTGTGCCAAACACCACAAGATCATAAAACAGCTCATGGATCTCTTGTTGGAAGTTAGATCTATTAAATGCCTGGTACATTTGATCCAGACTTAATTCTAACCATTCATTAGCCGCATCGTCTTTTTGCAGCGCTGGATCTCGATACCGCATAGAAAACCACGGACTGACAGGACTTGTCAGCATACCGTGCAGTGAGGACGATAATAATTCTACCGCATGTATGGCCGTGCCATCAAAGATCAGCTCGGTGCGTTTATCACCCTGTTGACGTTTTTTTGTAATGTCTGCTTTGCGCGGCAGCATAAAATCTGCAAGTTCTTGCCAATGCTTTTCCCAATTTGATCTTTGTGTCTGGAGAGTTTTTAAACGCTCATCCAGCTGTTTAATCATTGGTAATACTTCCATTACATCATTCCATAACTAGATATGATGGACTTTCTTTTTTTACGCATACCAGGAGAAATACCCTCCAAAGATCTACCTTGCGTCCGTCCAGCCATCTTTTGATTAAGACGTTCTAATGGATCAACTGTCATTGCCATTTTACGCTTTGCTGGCTGAGAAGAACCAGCGCCCATCTTACCAGCTTGGTTTTTATACATCATGTGATTAATCCACCGCCCATTAATGACCTACGTCTTCGCGTGGGTGCAGAAGATAACAAACCTTGTGACGCCGTCTGTATCGTTGATTGACGACCTTTTTTACGCACAGTGGCCGCAACATCTTCTTCTGCGCTGCCTACCATTTCGCCATCTTCACTCATTCTTGACGGAGCTTGTGCAACAGATCCTATATCAATTGCGGCTCCTCCTGATGGTGCTGGGGGTGGCCGACGCCGCCGATTTTCATTTAAGCGCTGTTGCATTTCTTCAGCAGCTTGTTTCGCATCGTCAGTACGTTTTCTATAATCAGCAAGCGCTTCATCAGATAAACCTTCAGTATTTCCCAAACTTATAGATAAATCAGTCAATATATTTTTACCAACACGACCAGCACCTGTTTTAGGTGGATCACCTCTTTCACTAGCAGCGACCGTCGGCGCAGTTATGTTTTTAAAACTTTCTCTTAGTTTTTCAAATATAGTTGCCATATTTTACCTCATGCAGCGAAGGGATTATAATCCATGATCGCTGTTTTCTGTGGTGGCCTACCATCAAAAGACTTTGTCTCACGCAAACCCACCGCTAAATATCGAAACCCATCAGCTGCATGGCTAGACCAATCATGCACTGGCGTATTCCTAAAACTTCTTAATCTTTCGTTATATGCTCTGTGGTACTGCCTAAGCGCCTCTAATCCAGGCTTGCATAAGTCTGCATCAAACCAACACCTGGGCAGCAACATCTTTGTCGCATGAATACCATCCTCAAGAGGTAACTTAGGAACCACCCTAAAGTTAATTCCTAAGTCATATGCCGTTTCTCGGCGGCTCTTGCCCGTACTTAATTCGCGTACCTCAATATCATGGGGCGCATTGTGTTCCCCATACAAATACCCCTTGTCTTGCAAAACCTTGACATAGTGGGGTAATCCCTCGCCCCTATTCTCATAGAAGTCTATTATATGTATTGCACGGCCTACACTCTGTAAAAACCAAATCACCGTGCTGTCGTTCACACCCAGATCCCAAAAGGTATCTACCCTTACACTAGGATCATAAGGCACATTCGTTATTCGTCCAGCCTCATGCAGATCTTGCAACTCATTGCCATACACAGCACCTGGCACATTAGCGACCCAACTACACTCATACTCCTGAGCATACTGATCAACCGACATCATCGCCTGGGCAGCCTCTAATTCTTCTGCATCCAAGATCCCAGTATCACTGGCCTTATACAAAGCCGTATGCCAATCAGCCTGACCTTCAGCAGCCTCATACAAATCAAAGAACGAATTATGACCCCTGGGCGTACCAATAAACAATGCCCAACCCTTACGATCACTCAGCGCTGGGCGAATAATCTCAGGAAACAAACTCTCAGGCATGTCAGCCATCTCATCAAGGCATGTGCCATCTAAATATATACCACGCAAACTATCAGGGTTCTCAGAACCTAATAACTGGATCCTCGCACCATTAGGCAGATCAGCCCTCAATTCAGTCTCGTGAAACCTCACCATAGGTATTGCACCAGCAAACTGCTTCAAATAATCCCAAGCTACTGCCTTCGCCTGGCGGTAGGTAGGGGCTATATAAGCGTACCTGGGGTTAGGCTTCGTGTTAAGTATAGCATCCCTAAGTAAATGATTAATGGCCATCACCGTCTTGCCAAAGCGTCTGTGACATACAACTACGCCCCAGA